TCACAATCACAACTTGTACATTCAGGATAAGACATCATAGGTAAACCTATTCTTGGGAAATTTTTTATCTTAAGAAGGTATTTTACTGTAAAAGCAATAAATGCTATTGATAAACCTATTCTAAATATAAACGATACAAACTTTGCCACAATTCTTAAAATTAAACCTATATTAACTATAGGCCCACCTGGAACTGAAAACGCAAAATTCTCTAATGTTGAGTTAATCCAATCAATCATTTCCGATATTGCATCATAAAGGAAATATATTCCCAAAACGATTAATATGTACTTTAATACAGGCCACATCCATGCGATAAAGTGAGCAACAAATAATAATACTATTAATGGGTATGCCAAAATACTCATAAAGACATTAAAAATGAAAAATATAGCGTCAAAATTTTTAATAATGTCGTTAGATGGAAATGTATTTACCGTTGATTTACAAGCTCTATTATCAATTTCTTTAATACCTAAGTGTCTTCCTCTTCCAACCCCATTTTTGTATCTGTCAAGGAACATTGCCGTAGTGTAAACTTTATTGTAGTTCATTTCATAGAATGTATCCTCACAATTGATTGCCGAAACTGGATCAACATAATCATCCCAATCTAAACTAAAACTATACGATCTCAATAAATCAAAATAACCTTGTGGAAAGAATGTAAAATCAAATTGTTGTGGTTGTGTATTATCAACAGGATTTGAATCTATTGATATTAAATCACCAACATTAACAGGTATAACCATAGTATCACCATAATATGGTAGTCCGTTAACATAAACGGTAAAAGTGTCGGAATTAGTCTTCCCATTAAATAGTAACCCACCTTCAGTAAATGGAGGTAACGGATCACTTGTAATATTACCAGCAGTTGTATTAAATATTGTTGAAACTGCTGAAGTTGGATCAAACGGGTCTGTACCACTGGTATTCCAACCATGTTCTTTAATATTTGGAACTAAAAAATTTGCTCTCTGAAAATCATTCTGTAACCCACCTTCATTACTCCATTTAAATTTAAATCTATACCTTCCTTTTGTTGGTATTCCTTTTGTTGGGTCATTTGATATTACTTGTTCCCCAAATTCATTAGTTATTATGTAATCCAAATTCATTGGTACATTTGCTAAAAAAGACCCATCACCATCTATAATTTTACCATCTTGTTCAAATTTATATTGTTCAAGAACTGGAAAATTATTTTTATCAGGGTATATTGTTTGTCTAATACCCAATATTTGTCCGGGCCCCGCAATTAATTCACATAAATTTCCTGTATTATTTTTTGGTTTACAATTTGTTTTAAGTGAATCTTCATTAGTTGTAGAAATAAGAGACCCAATAAAAATAGCGGTAGGATTAATCGTTACATTTGCCTCATTAGTTAAATCAAAATCAACTCTTGTAATACCTATTTGACAAATATCTTCTTGACCCCAAAGAGGTGATATATCAACATTTCTATTTACTGTTTTTATCTGTGGTAATTCACTTAAATTTGATGACGATTTGAATGTTGATCCATTAACTTGTGTTTGAGTTGCTTGACCCGCATTAATTAAATCTTGTGGTGTTAATGAAAAACATCCAATATCCGATAAATCAACATCCATAAAAACGGTTTGAGCTCCGATTGGAACTCCAAAAATCATATAGTCACCACTATCGTTTGTTTTTACGGTATATTTGTAATATTTGTCATAAACTTCAATATATGTTTGGTCTGTTAAAACTTCTTCTCTATTTGGAAATGTCCCTGTTGCAGCATGAATACTATATGATGGATCATGAGGTAATAAATTATATCTATACCCTAACTCATTATTATCTGATAATGTTTTATATGGATATAATTCAGATATTGTGGGATTTAATTCATCTTCACTAGATAATGGTATGAATATGGATACTTTCGCATTTGGTAATCCAAAACCACCATTAACAATAACTCTACCAACTACAACCCCATAGTCAGAACACACCTTTGTATAAAGGTCTGATTGATTTATTTTTAAAGATAGGATCTCTAAAAAATCAAAATCTTGGTCTAATTTTACATTGATGTATTTGTCAACCCCTACTTGAGTCCTTATTCTATATGATTTTGGCATTAAAGTCTTTTTTGATAAATAGTTTATTTCCTATTTTCAAAAAATAGTTCTAATTAAAAAAAAATAAATTATTAGGAAAAATTAACCGTACTTAAATTAATGACCCTAACATTAATATCTTTGTTAGGAAATCTAATTTGATAGATTTGAGTAGGTTCAGCAAAAATTGTATCCGCAATTAATTGAATTTGTTTAGTTGCCGGATCTGAATATTTTTGAGATGTTTGATTTGAAGAGTATTGTCCCCCAACTTTATTAAAGAATTCCATATCAGAAATACTTATTATTCCATTTTCCGCTTGGATTAATCTTCTTAACTCAGATACCACAACATTTTGACCTAATTGTCTTGTTGTAGGACTAAAGTATGTTGAAATAATATCAATGATTTTAGATACGACCGCACCTTGATTTTGACTAGCATCTAATACAACATCAACATTAACCGCTAAATCAATTGGGTTTGCACTTTCTATTGAAATGTAGTCGTTAATCATCCTATAATTTGATAGGTAGTTTGCAACATTACTTTTTAATGTATTAGAAACCGTATCAGTTAAATTACCACTTGTGTCGTAAGATAACATTTTTATCTTTATCATATTATTCTCTTCCGTAATTGCAACTTTTGCTGGTGCTCCGAACTGAGATGGCATTGTTCTAATAATTGATTCGTAGTCATTTATTGTAACCGCTCTGTTTTGTGCTGAGAAGTTATAGGATACCATATTTCTTACTTCTTCAAGTGTTGGTGCATTTGCCCCTCCAATCGCTGCAGTAACGTTATTACATTTCAATGTATTAATAACAGATCTGTTAATACTTTCTGATGGTCCATTAACAAAGAATGAAACCGTACCAATTTGATTGATTACATTAACACCTAAATTAGTTGCTTGTCCACCACCAACTCTATATTGTATAAACAATGTTGTGTTTGACTTTAGAGCCGCACCTAAAGCTAAATTATTAGAATATTTATTTAAATCAAATCCTTTACCTGATCTTGCAAAATCTCTAAGTTGTTCTTCAGCAGAAACATTACCACCACCAAATGTCATTTTTAAATAACCTTCAGGTGTATACTCAGATGTAAATTTAGTGTTAGTTAAAATATATTTACCAACCTTAGTGCCAGGTTGATCAGAAACTTTAGTTGGATCTTCAATGAATACTCTGTCTTCAGCAAGTGCCTTAACTTCATACCATCTATCGCTTAACCCTAAAAAGTCCTGTGGATTTGGAATTGTATTAAATTGAGTCCCATCTTTTAAAAGGACACTTGTTATACCTAAAACATTTTTTTCAGGTAAGAATAATTCAAAGAATGGTTTTACATCATTTGGTGTAATAACTCGTTTGAATACTTTTGTAAACCCGTTTACAACAACTTCTCTTTTTACAATGTTGTAATTTAATATTTTACCATTAGCATCAAAGTTAGGTATCTTTAATCTATTTAATGTTCCTTCAGAATTTATTGATGAGGCAAAATCAATATCATAAACGGTTTCAAATGGTTGTCCTGCACCACTTACTTGGGATCCTCTCCTTAGAATACCACAATACCTTAAATCTTCTCTATCACCAAATGCGGGAACCGTTATTGAGAAATCTACTAATGCCACCGAAGGTCTTTGACCCGGAATTTTTAACCCGTAAGTCTTAGCGATATTATAAACTGAAGATTTTTGTTGAGCAAATTGTAATACCGTTTCTTGAATACTCCTATCAATATTAAATTGTAGGTTGTCCGTAACGGCAGCATTTAAATCTAACATTACTGAGAAAACTCCAGCATCGTTAAAGTTCTGTACTAAATCAGGATAATAAGTACGGGTAAAGTTAATTAACTCAGTTCTTATTCCTTGGAAATCTCTAGTTGTGTATGATATTTTTTTCTCAGCCAT